CCTCTTCACCTGTACCATTGATATTATCATCAATCTCTTCGATGCCTGTTTCTATTACTTCGTCTTCATATCTAAAGAGTTCGCATCTCAATTCATATGTATATAATCCTTGTAACTGATAAAAAGGTTTTTCATGTTCAACATATTTTATTTCAAATAACCTGTCGCCTAAAGGAAAATAAACTAGATCTCCCTCTTTTGGTCTTGTTGATAACTTTATATTTGATTTATCTTTAATTAAAGGAGAAATATAATTTTTAAATCTTTCTCTTGATATTGTTAAGGTTATTTCATTTAATGCTTGAATTCCAAATTTTGATAAAATTGTTGGATTATCTCCATATCCTTCATAGGTATTAACATATGCTTCTATTGGATACGCACTTTCAAAACTGGATTCAATTAATTCTCTAATCACAGTTTTTTCTGTAACATATTTTCTTGGCAAATAATAAACCTCAACACCATACATTCTTAGTTGCTCATTGATTAAGTCTTGAATAAGACCTTGCTCTGTTTTAGAACCTTGAAGGAAAAAGGGATTAAGCATATATTATCCAATCATATCTAATGGAGGAAGCTCATAAGTACTAGACATTTTTTCCATTAAAATGTCTATTTCTCTTTGGGCATCATCATACATTTGCCTCCCGTTAAGTTCAACTCCACCGGGAAGTTTAACACCTGTAAATTTCATCATATTTTGTCCCCATTGCTTTTTAATTAAAGATGTTAAATATGGCTTTAAGAAAGAATCATTCCAAACCCTAGAATAATCATTTGGATCTAATGTCGCATAACAATCAACAATAAAATAGTAGTTATCAGTAACAGAACTCCAATCAATGTCCAAATATAATCTATCTTGTCTTTTATTAAATCTTATTTGTTTTTGTGTATTTAATAAGAAATCTAAATCTTCTAAGTAAGTTTTAACCATTGCATAACTTAAAAGTTCAGTAGTTCCCCAATAGTAAATGTCATTCAAAAATAACTGGTACTTAACACTGAACATATTGTGGGTGATAGTATTTGAACTATCAAAAGTGAATATTTTATTAACGCCGATTACGTTTGGTGGAATTTGCAAATAATTGCTATTTTCATAAAAAGTAAATGTTGTTGCAGTTCCAACTATATTTGTAGTTGCACTAGTGGATGCTATACCAACCGCACTTTTAGCATTGCTTGCGTATCCAGCTCTTCCTCTATCTATATCATCTTGGGTAACCTTGTACTTATAAAAAGTCGGATATACTCCATCAAAATGCCTTTCCTGAAAAAATTGGATGGCATCATCAACTAAATCTTCAATTTGTTCATCTGCAACATTAATTTCCAAAACTGGCGCACCCAGTTTTCGTTTGCAGTAATTTATTAGTTCTTGCCTAGTAGTAGGTTGCGCCATTTATCTACTTTTACCTAAAGATATTTATGAAATTATTTTAGAGTGCTATCTAAGTTCAACAAAACTTCTTGTTGTTTCAAATATAATTTGAAATAAGATTTTGCAATATTTTTTAGATTTTCAATATCATCGATATTGTCAATTTCTGATGCAAACTTAAAATATTCAAAACTTTTACTTAGATTTTCTAATGTAATTTCATTTGGATCCATTTAATAACTCCTTTAATAAAAATTTAATTTCATCAATATCATTTTTAATATTAGCAACTTCATCCTCTATTGACTGTATCTTAAGATTCTTTTGTTCCTTTGCCTCACGTCTAGCAATATATTGTTCGTATTCGGATAAATTTGTGTTTATAATTGAATTTGTATTTGAATCTCTCAATAAGTCACTGTGACCGTCTATTTTCGAATAATTCATATCATGCTAAAGCAATTACTCTCAAATCTTTTATTCTTGGAACATACACCTGACTAGTTGATGTTAGTAGCAATTTAATTCTATATGATCTAAACGCAGACAAGTTATCAGCAGTGAAAGTGTATTCTTTAAAGTCTAAGGAACTACTATCAAAATCATAACTATTAGATTTCGAAATGAGAATATCAGATTGACCATTACTATTTTCTAGGGAAATGATTTGTTTATTTGAATTTAAATTCGAATATCCTGGGAAAGGAATAAATATCGGATCAAATCCTTGAGAATTATTAGTCGCATAAAATGCTCTAATATCAGATTTATCATTAATATAAGCGTTCAATACAATTTTTATGGATGAAGCGGAGTTTTCTAAAACAATTTCTTTAGATATGTATTGGCAAGATGTGGGATCTGTTTCAATCCCATTTACTCTATTATCAGTGGCATAATTAGTGATCACACTATTGACTCTATTTGATGTTAAAATAGTACTAATCCTCTGAGCGTCAACCACTGGAGATACTCTAGTATCTGTAGTGCTCATAAACAAACGTAAGTTCATAGACTTATTTTCTGGAATAGATGAAAGTTGCTCAACTTCATTTACATCTGAACAAATTATTCTTGGAGAATCCAAATAATTTGATTGATTTAAAACAACTGATTCAAATCCACTATCTTGATAAGGAACCTCATTGCCACTGATGCTTCTACCAGTTACTGTTCTAACTTCAGCACTGATAGTTGTGCCACGAACAGTAAGATTTTGAACCATAGGTGTTATTATCTCAAAGGGAATATTTTGAGAAGATCTTACATTATATCCACCAGAAGATTTTGTTTTATTGATATAAAGTTTTGGGTAACCGGTATCGTCACTTCTATCGTCATTGTCTACATCAAACTTTTCAGAGGTATCAAGTTTAATATAATAAGAATCAAATGTAATTGGATTATCAATTGTTACATCATTTAAATCGTGAGTTTTATTTATTCTTGAAAGATTTATTCCACCAAGTTCATATTTATAAACAGGAGTTCCTGTTGGATATGTAATTGGATTTGAACCTCTTTCAATATCTCCGCCAATAAGATTACCGGATACGGAAGTATACTTTATAATCTCATCTCCAATTAGTAAGAATCCTGCATTTGTTGTTCCGACACCAACATTTTCAAATGTAGTGAATGATGATGCATCGACGACAGAAATCGGACTAGTTGATGATGCATCATATTCTACATTTAACTTTGTTGGAATAATATCCGGCAAAACTCCAGAAATTTTTACCAAATTATCTGAAAAATACATTCCGTGATTTTGGTGGTTAACTTGAATATGAAGACCATCACTATCAACATCAATAGTTGATATTTGAACATTACCACCTGTGGAATTATTAAGGGTAGTTGTTATTCCAGAACTATTTACATACTGGATTGTTTTTGCTGATCCAACAACAAATTCTCCTTGAACATTATCTAAGATTAATAAGTTTGTGCTTGCTATAGAAACTAGTGAGAATTTTGAATCACGACCAGCTGGACTTGCTCCAATTGATGTTATTCCGAGAACATCTCCGACTTGATAACCATATCCACCACTAACAACAGTTGCAGCAACAGCAACGCCATTACTAATAGTTATATTTGCAATTGCACCCTTTCCTTTTCCGGTAATAGTGCTAAGATTCACATTGTTAAAAGTCAGTCCTCCGGAGGAAGGAGTATATCCAATTCCAGAGTTACTGATTGACAGTGTTCCTGTTGCTATACCAGCAAATCCCGTCAAATTACCAGAAGCATTTGTTCCTTTCTGCAAAATAGTATTGCCTATTAACAACCCAGAATCCTGTAAAGTGGATCCGATTCCAATCCTGATTTTTCTTGAATTTAAAATTAAAGGATTTGGAGAGAGAATTGGAGTTTGTCCATTTCCTTCATTTAATTTTGGATTATATAATTCAACAGATCCGGAATTTATAAATTCAGCTCTATAAAGAGTAAATTTAAGATCTTCCCATTGACTTGCTTCCCAAGAGGAAGTATTTTGAGATTTAAATAAAAATCCAAGATATGGTTGATTTGAAATAAGAGTTTGTGTTAAGAGATCAATTTCTCCAACACGAGATACATATACACTATATTTTGTTGAATTTGATGATAAACAAATTGCATACTCTTGTCCACCTTCAAGATAAACCGGTGCTTTAAATTCAAATGTTGTTGCAACGGATCCATCATTTGAAGTATTAACGTCTGTTGGGTTTAATACTATTTCTGAAAGAGGTAAAACTTTTTGGGATGGAGTCCCGTTTTTCATAGTTCTCAATTGAAGAGAAACTGGAATATCCATATCATCTTTAGAACTGAAAAATACTTCACATTTTGTCAAGAATATGCCAGTTTCATCTTCAACTAAGAAAGACTGTGCAAGGGGATCATACCAACCAACAATAGCATTTGTATTGAAACTATTTCCTTGCTTACCAAAAACAGTTTCCGTTCCAAGTGTTCTGCTAGTATTAGAACTTTCAAATACTTGTTTATTTTCAACTCTAGTATTTCTCACAGAAATTACATTGTCTTGTGTTATTTCTAAAATACCAGATGCTATGAAAGATTCTTCCGCAACTGTTGATGATGCATTTTGGTTATTTTGCTCATCGTTGGTAAGAGTAAAGGTTTTTGGTCCTGCCTCAAATCTAGGATGATTTATATTATTTGGGTCGGGAATAAAGAAATTTCCTATTAGAGTAGACGACAAGTCTGTAATTAACCTTACATTTGTAATAGTAGCTCTTGCACCACTAGTTTTGCCTACAAGAGACATTCCACTTTCTATCCATCCACCATATTGACCTTGAGTTTGATTTGCCAGAGAGAAAGTATCAATATTCAGTATTGTTGATGTTGAAGAGTACGACTCTGGTAAAATTTGATTGGTATATGGGTTATTTGAATATGTTGTAGTTGGATTATCATACTCACCTTCTTTATGATTTGATTGTGCAACTCTAAAGGTTATTTTTGGGGAGAATTTATTTAAATTTGGACCAAGACCAGTATCTAAAGAAGTTCCTATTACATCTTCACCAACCTCAAAAGTTCCAGAAATCATACTAATTTCAAGAAGTTTTGGTATACAGTATCTTGTTACATTTACTCCATCAAAAAATGCATATAATTGAGTTGATGGCTTTAATTTTTTAGAAATAAATTGAATATTTCTTGATCTTATATATGAGATCAAGTCTCTACTTATAATTCTATCTCCAATCGAAGTAGTATCAAATTGATCGCTTAAAATAGATCTAAAATATTTTTTAGAGTCTAATGGGGTTTGTCTTGCTTCCTTTTTATTATCTTGCAAAACAGTAGTTGATGTATTGGATTTTGTCAACAATCTTCCAAATTGATTATTAACTTTTACTGAATTAATTTTTTCATTTGAATCTTCAGAAATATCAACACCAACCCAGTTTGTTCCCCAAGAGTTCCATAAAATTGATGCAAAACCACTCTGCTCATTTATATTTTTTGTTTTAGATATTTTTGAAAAAGTCTCTGTGCAACTTTCTCCAAATTGTGTTATTTTTGAATCAAATGTAGCAGTATCAACCCAAGTATCTGAGGAGGGTGTCATTTCAATAGTTCCTTGCCAGAAAGGAATTAAAAATGGAGTAATACTTTCAGATCTTGTGGATGAAGTTTGTTTTATCCATTCAACTTCACCATATTCAAGAGTAACAATATCAGAGGATTTTCTAACATTTATTCCTTCAATTGGAGAGAACGCTAAGTCAGCACTTTGATTCGCACCTACTATTGGACCAAAAATTAAATCAATAGATTCCGTATAATGTTTTGGTCTTAACTCTTTATTTTTTACATCTATACTATTATTAATTTCTATGGTTTCGTCTTGAGACTTAAATGTTGAAAAATTATCTACAAAAAAACCACTCTTAAATCTATTAAATCCGTCAGAATCTGGGACAAATAAATTAACTGTATTTGACTCTAATATTGAAAGAGCCGTGTAATACTCAAGATTTTTAAGTCTATTCTCAATTTGTTTGATATCAGTCATTTGATATCTCTTATGATCCAAGAATTGAATAGATGCCTGAGAAACATTATATAGATATGGCGGTAAAGAAATTGTTGCTATTTCTAAAGCATCATCAACGGGAATAGGTTTTCTTGGATTTTCTGCAGGAGTTCCATATTTAACTTGGAAAGTTCCATTCTTGGAAAGAAATATTCTATCAATTCTGCCAAGATAATAAGAAAATGTCGTTAAAATAGATTCTTCGGATGAAAGAATATTGGATGCAGAATTTCCAGCGCCATTAAATAATCTTCCATAAAACTCTAAAGGTGATCTGGAATTTTCTGTTACTGAATAGGAAGAAACTCTTGGTCTTATATCAATAATATCGGAGTTTGAAATTCCATCAACACTTTGAATTTCTTTTGAATAATTAAATTGATTATAAGATGCTATAGTCGTTACATCTCCATTATCAGTTGCATCATAGTATGCATTTGAAAAATAAACTTTTATTTTTTTCGTAGGTTCATATGAAAATGGTTTTCTAACTATAGAACCGTATCCATAAAAAGTTGAATTTTGTCCATTATCGAATTTATAATTAGAAGAGATTTCAAAACTTGGTGAACTTAGGGTAGAAATTATTGCGGATACATTTGATTCTTGAAAAACAACAGTTTCTCCTTCTTTAAATCTATTATTATTTTTGTAAATAAATGAAATATCAGAGTCATTTATTTTTTCTACACAAATTGCAATGGATCCACTTGTTTGTCCAATCAACAATTCCCCGATCAATAATTCTGCAGTAGTTGTTGAAGAACTTCGAATAGATGTGAGAGATATCTTAGGTGCGGATGGGTCTGAATTATCTACTGATTCGAAAATTCCATGAATTTCAATTATATCGGGGGTATTTAAAGAAATAATATCATCTTCAACTCTAGTTCCAAAGGGATAACTACCTGAAGTTAATCCATTACCCAACGTAGTAGATCCTATTCCAGATCCACTATACTTTGAATTAGATACTATGATTGAATTAACTCTATTCTTTACTTTAATTTTTGACGTTGGATTTGACTTTCTTAATGTGGTTATTAGTTTTGCTGAAGAATTACTACCTAAGTTGTAAATTTTTAATTGAGTCCCACCTTCAGTGAATACCATCTTGTCTGAGGAAAGTGGTTCTGTTGCTCCATCAGATCTTATTAAAGAATATCTTTCTTCATCAAATGGTAAAAAGATTTCATTTTGACCTGCAGATATTGTGTTTATTTTATTTGCAGATATTTCAACATTATATACTTTTCTTATGGTCAAAGATGCCCCTGTTAAGTCAACAGAAGAAATGTTATTTTTAGGAAGTTTTGTATATAGAGTGTTATCGCTGGATGATTCTAAACTAGTTGATAAAATTTGCAAGTCAGTTACAGACGTTACAGAAGTTGTTGAAATTGTTCCGCTTGCCACTCCCGTAACAGTTGTAACTCCAACAATTTGCACTGTGGATGATCCAACGCTTACAACTGTTGCTAAAGTTGGATCTGCAGAAGCACTGAGATTTGAATATCTAACAATATCCCCAATTTTAACTATATTGCCTGGAAATGCAGTATTTGAACTTCTTACAGTGCTTACTCCAGAAAATGGGGTTATTGTTGCAATACCTACTAAAAATGAAGGCGTTTGAATTACGTCTGCTGTAAATGTAGAACCTGAACCAACGACTCCTCTAACAGATTTTATATCAGAAATACCATATGATGTAACTGCAATTGCTATTCTTCCATCATTAACCCCATTAAATGAAAGTGACTCATTTGGTATAAAAGAACCTTTTACCTCATATAAAGTCAAAGCTGTTCCAACAGTCACGGAATCTTTTAAGAATCCAGTTGCTCCGCTATTATTGCCCTTTACAAAAGTAGGAACAGAAAATGTTGATGAGACATTCAATGTGATATTTGTAATAGTCTGAACATCAAATAAGCTTATATTCCATTGATTTATGTTAGAATTCGATGAATTGTATGATCCAGATTCTAACCTAAAGTCATAAACTCTAGCTACGCCAATTTCATTTCCTGCAGGTGAAGTAGAAGAAACTCCAACTCTACTATCTCTTAAACTCAATACGTAAGTATTCCCAAATCCAACTTCTGGAGTACCATATACTCTATTTAATTTTAAAGTTGGTCCGGTATTATAGTTTATTGATTGACTTTCTAGAGTTTTTGTTGTTCTTGGTTTTTCTACATCAATAAAAGTTGAATTTAATGTTTCAATTTCATATCCACGAACAAAAGATTTTCCTGGAGAAATTTTATACACTGATAAATTATCAGTAGGTGTCATACCTCCGTAGGTTATCTGACCTTTATCAAATACACCTCTATTTCCAAGGTTATCATTTAATGACTCTAATATAGTAACTTCATAGGGTCTTACACAATAATCTCCCGATTCATCATATGTTCTTCTAGCTAGAGCATTATTTAATTCTGTATTAAATATGGAATTTTGAGATGATGTAAAATTATTTGTAGATTTTAATACACCATCTTGAATTGTTGCCAATTCTATAAAATTAGTGTCATCAAAGTCATTTAGAGATTTTTTAAATAAACCTACTGAAATTTTTAATCTATCTGCACCTGGGGAGGCATAATTATTATATCCTTGAGAATTATCATTTAAAGATTCATCTATATTTGAATTTATAATCTCTTCCGATATAAATAAACCCACTCTATAATTTGGGGAATTTGTATATTGATCTAATATTAAAGTCTCCGTTTCTACATTAACAAAGTTCCCGCGAACAAAATAAACTCCATTGGTAATCGAAAAACAAGATCCAGTTGCAGTTGCATTTGTTGATAGTGTGCTGGCAAATGGACTATTTGCTTCTATTGTTGTGTTACCTAAAAGACCAGATGCAATGACTCTATCACATACTAAAGTTTCCCCATCTGAAAATTGTTGAGTATTATTATTTTGTATGCTGGAATTAATATAATTTACATATAAGGTTAAATTTCCATTTTCAGAATCTTGTGGCAGTAATACTTTATCCACATAAGCACTTACGCCAGAAGTCTGACCAAGAATTTTAGAACCTACCAATTGATCTGCATAAGCAGAAACTGGAACACCAAGATAAGTGTTATTTAATTGGACTGCATAGTATAGTCTATTATATCCAATATTTCCAGGTATAACCCTAGCACCTTCTTTGAAAAAATGTTGCCCAAACTTTTCAATTTGATTTTGTAATATTGATTGTAAAGTTGTTAATTCTCTTGCCTGTACTGGGTAACCAGGTTTGAATAATACTCTATAATAATCATTGTTTGGATCAAAGTCATCAAAATATGGAGCTACGTTAAGATTCGTTTGCTGTGACATAATTCCTTAGAACTGCAAAATGACTTTAATATCTTCTTTTTGGTTGGATGACCTGGTTATTGCTGGTCTATTATCAACATAGATAATGTTTCCTGAATATTTTTTAACTTCAGGAACAGATACGCCACCAATAAAACTTTGACCAAGATAGTAGGTTCTACTATTTATTACAGTAGATATGCCAGTAAAACCGGAGTCTATTGTCAAATTCGATCCACTGGAAGGAACTATTGTTAAACTTCCTCCCGTTAATGGCGAACCCGTAAACTCATTCAACTCAAATCCATAATTTGGGATTGTTTGGGAGGTTCCATCAGTATTAAATCCCGACATACTCCTATCCTGCCAGTATTTTAATACTCCTGTCGTTTGATTATAATTTATAACTCTACCGACAGCAGTCGTTCCAGTTGAAATTGTTTGTGTAATTGTGGAGTCTGCTATGAATGTAGACGAACTATATCCAATTCCAATCAATTTGAGAGCATATACCGCACTTGCTTTATCTGTTGTTAAATTTGAAGTTGGGTTTGATGAAGATTTGGGATTTTCTACAATGCCTATTCTCGCTATTTGGTTTCCAGTAATAAAATCAGGATTCTCATTGTCATTTTCTATACGAGAATATAAAAGAACATTGTATGCTCCCAGTTCCCTATAGATATCATATCCATGACCTCCTTTTGGTGAAATAATAATATCAAATAATGGTGTTGTAGATCCGGTTGGAACTCCACCTGCTTTAAGATCCACATTTCCGTAAGTATATCCCGATCCTTGAGACGAAACAGTAATACTCTCTACTTTGCTATCACCATTAATTACTATTGTACACTCTGCTCCTACACCATCACCTTTTATTGGAACTCTGGTATATTGAGTATTTGCAGTCCCAACACCAACTCCTCTATTTTTTATAGTTACAATTTTAATTGATCCATCTACCGCATTATCTCTAACGGCAGCATTTTCTACACCAGACTCCCAGTTTGGTGGAACTGGGATATAATCAGAGGTTTCAAATTTTATAACTTCGCTTGGTTTTATAGTGTATAGGTATTTCCAGATATACCCATCACCACTACTACCGGCTGATCTTGGTTCTAAATCGGTAAAAGTTGGTTCGTCTAAAGAAGGTTTTCCGTTTGGATTATCTGGATCAGTTCCGTTTTGTAAACATATATAAACCTTGTAATCACTATTTACAACATAATATGATGAAGAATATAAACTTGTTCTACCAGTAACTTTTGTTATATTTGAAGAACTATAGTCGTGTCTATACATATCATATGTTGTGCCAGATGACCAAACCTTTTTGGTAACAACTTGCCTTACATCACTAGCATTAATTTTTTTCAATGCTATCATATTATCCCAATATTGATTTTCTTCATTGAAATTATCTTTTGGTGAGGGAGGATTGCTGTCCCAATCTGATTGATAATCTGAAGAATTAGGCAAACCAATAAAAGAATAGTAAGAATTTGAAGCTACGCCAGCAACAAAATTTTTAGCATTTAATATTCTAATTTGATCAGTTATAATTGCGGACATTTTTAAGAGTTTTTTATCTATTTATCATCAATTTGAAATATCATAATTTTTTGATTTTAGTGGATTAGATCTCTGAACAATAGTTGAAGTTGAAATTCCTGACACACCATTTAAAGTATAGGAAGAGTGTGAATTTATTCCTGTTCTAGATTTTAAATTAATTTTTCCCCAACTATAAGATCCAAAATAATTTGAAGTAGAAATTCCTGAACCATAAGCAAAATTCTCTGAAATTTTTACAAAAACTCTCCTGACATAAGTAACTCCCACTCCACTGACATTGGTAGATACTATTTGTGATGAATTTACCTCATATACATTATCTACAAATTGAGTTCCTATACCAATAGTGTTGTTAGAAACATCAAGAGAAGTTAAAGTTGTAGAAGAAGATCCAACGTTTGAGTCATATACAATAAAATAATCATTATTTGATAAAGAACTAATAGTCACTGCTGTACCGACATATTTAATATCCCTTAAATATGAATTTTGTGGGATATAAAGATCAAATATTAGTTGAGTTTGTGTACTAATAGTTGTTGTTCCAAATCCAACAACTATTCCAGAGTCTCCTGAATAAGAAGAAACTGAATTTGTTTCTGAAATTAGTGTAGGTGAGGATATTAAAACCGATGGCGGACTAGAAGTTGTATATCCAAATCCTGGATTAGTTATTGCTACACCAGTTACTGTTCCACCAATACTAATTGAAACTGTTCCAAGGGCTGTTGATGTGGTTCCAATTCCAATTCCATTAGTGCTTCCAATGCTTATTGTAGGTGAAGTTGAATATCCTACACCACCATCACTAATAACAATTGAAGAAATTGTTCCTGCAGTGGATACGACTGCAGTGCCAATTGCCCCAGAAATAGTATCTTGTGATATAAATTTTATACTGTTTTGGAAAGATAATGAAGTGTCATTTTCATTTTGAGCATTAAAGAAAGGTTTCAAATTATCAACATAAATTGCGGTTGAACCAATACCTACATTTTTAATGATGTATGCAAATGGATTTATATTTGGGGTATAAATTTCCCTATCCTTACCAACTACTTTTTCATTAATAATCTTATCTTCAGTTTGACGGCACCAAACAACTGGTCTTAGTAAGTTAGTATTGTTAGTGTTACCTGGTCCAAAATAAGGATTTGTTTTGACTGAATCTGTGGATTTGATATCATATACTGTTCTAAAGTCTTCGGATAAAGTAGGTGACTGTCCCTGAGATGAATCATAAGTAATTCTTAAATCATCTCCAATTTTAACTGTTTCTATAATTTCTCGGGAAATAACATCGATGCCATCACCACTTCCTTTATAGAAAATAATTTTTGACTGATCTCCTTCTTTTGGTGCTTCTGTAAATGTTATTGCACTGCCACCATTAAAAGTATATCCTTCACCCGGAACTTGTAAAATATCATTTAAGAAGATTAAAATTGTGTCCTGGAGAGATATTTTTGATCCTTTAGAAGAATTTATGGTAGTTATGTTTCCTGATAAAGAAAGTGGGAAAGAAACTCTCCTTCCATCAAAATATCTATCAATACTATCAAAAACTTGTAAAGATCCAATAGACCATCCACTAAATTTATCAGAGAAAACATTTTGAATTGTGACTTCAAATTCTTTAAATCCGGAAGTTGTAGGAATTCCAACTAATCCTCCAACAGGAATCGTTAAAACATTTCCAATTCCATAACCATATCCGGTATTTTTAACTTCAAAATCTATAACACTAGAACCTTGTCCAACAACAATGTCTATAGTTGCATTTGATCCACCGCCAGAAGCATAATTGGAACTGTAAATCAATGGAATATCCGAATAGGATTGTGGATCATCAAAAACAACGTTTGGTGGATTTGTGTTAGTATATCCCGAAGATACTTTTGTTATAAAAACCGGAGAAGATACATTACCATTTCTTATTGTAGCAAATCCAACATGAGTATAAGTTGCAATTCCAGAAGAGCTGGTAACAACTTCAACATTCACTATTCCAATTTGGGGATTTTCTATTTCAATAGCCGTAGAAGTTTCTGCTGGAATAATGTAGTTACTTGTACTTCCAACCCCAATACAAATAAATGTGGATCCTGCAGATACAATTGTAGTTAAATCTATAAAAGTTCCAACGCCAATCTTGCAATTTGAACCAGAATTTAAAAGACTTAATATATTAAATATACTATTGTCATTTTCCAAATAAACTATTGTTGAACCAACACCAACTGCTTGAGAAGTTTTAGTTGTAATTTCATACTTTGATTTTGATCTATATCCGGAACCACTATTTCCGATACTGACAGATTGAATTGTTCCTGATATTGACACTACAGATGTTCCACCTGCGGATACCAATGGTTGATATCCAAATCCTCCGCTTGAACCAACAGAAACAATTATTCCACCTGAAGGTAAATTTGAAGTGTTTACATCCGAAGAAATAGATGTTGCTGTGCCAGTAAATGAAATAGTAGTTATTCCAGCAACCTCTGATAATGTATAATCATTGGATAATTCTGGACCTTGAAAAACGTTATTTATTAAGATTACCGCGTTTTCTGAAGATATGTCGGTCACATCGGATAAATTCGATTTTAATCTGAAATTTCTCTCCGACCCATTAAATTTAGAAGAAATGTCATCAAAAATATAATTTTTATGATATGTCTCGTTTGAAGTATCTTGTTCTCCGGATCTTAAAAATACTCTCCCGTGAAAACTAGATCCGGTTGATATTCCACTCCAATCTCTTTCATCTGGAGCATTTGTAATTGTTCCAAACGGAGTATTTCCATATGGGGCAGTTACAAAATTTAAAATGTTATCAATAATATTATAATCTCCGATTACCTTCGTAACAAGATCTCCAGTAGAATATCCTGAAACTACTGTTCCCAACCAAGGTCTAGTTACTGATATTGCATTAGTGCTTCCAATACCAATCCCATCAATTCTCATAATTTCGTCGCCAATTTTAATCAGGTCACCTCCAAAAAATGAAGTGATTCCGCTGAAGTATATTGTATCATCAGTTGTAAATATATTTTTTGATAATGTTGTAGTAACTGCAGTAGAAACAACGGGAGACTGAATAACATTATCAATTGATAGTAAGACCTTTGCATTTTGGTTTGTCGATACAAAACGATGTGAAGTTCCAATACCAACACTCGTTATATCTATAGTTTGTGGGACAAATTTCAAAGCATTTTCTGAACTTGAAGCAAGTTTAATTTTATCATCATTAATTTTGACGACATAAACTTCTGATGCAAGTTTGTCTGTGGATCCAACTGAGACAAAGGTTGTTGTTGCAATTCCAATAGCCTGAGTTGTTCCGGATCCTGCATGATAATAATTAACTTTTTCTCCCGTTACATAAAAATGATTTGGAATTGTAATAGTATTGCTGTCAATACTCACAATTGAAGTATCATCTCCATTAAAACTTCTTTCAAAAATAGGAACATTTTTATGTTTTAAGTCAAATTGGCGTTTGATGTCAGTCTCTGCCCCAAAATAAGTTCCAAAATTTGTTTCTATTGTTGCATTGATTAAATCAACAACATCCTTAGAATCATCTTGATGTCGTAAAGAAGTATAAAAAGTTTTTACTTGTGTATCAATATTTTGTATTGGTGTAAATGATAGAACAGTATCAGTTCCACTTCTAAAAGCACCAAAAGTTCCTAATCCAGAATTTGTTTCAATATTTCCAAACTCAGTTAAATAAATTTCTGAGTCATTGTTTATTAACATAATTTCGGAGAGTTGAAGTCTATTATTAGTTGTATCAGTAACTTGAAGAACAAAATAAGTTGCATCATAGTCATTTGATAGGTTGGCAACTGAATTTGCTGTAGGAGATGATGAAGATGCGATTGAAACCGACTGTGATGACAGTTTGGCGTGTTTCATATCAAAAGTACCAATACCAGTCGATGATGTATTTGCAATTGCAACTTGTATCGTGTTTATGGTAGTTGCTGTTCCTACATTTGGAGTAAAATCAATTTTTATTTGAGATCCTGAAAGATATGAATTAAAGGTCCCTAATCCAGAACTTTCAAATGGAGTGTAATTTAAATTCGATAATTGACCATAATCAATCATATGTGTATTTGTTCCGTCATGTATTACACTTATCTCATTAAACTCATACTCTCCATTATTTCCTGAAATTTCTACTAAAACTTTAACAGAACTAAAAGAACTATTAATACCAACTATAGTTGTTGATCCTGAAGAAACACTTACGCTACTTGTGTTTATTAGAACGGTGTCTCCAAAGGACGAAGATCCAACTCCTATTAAATTGTCCTTTAAATTCCATGAAAGAGTTGTAACATTATAGTTGTTGACTTGATAGTTTGTTGGATAGAATAAAAGAACACCTTCACTACCCTCAATAGTAAAGTCAAAAAAACCTTGGTCATAGTAAGTTTCAACTCTTCCATACTGATTCATAAAAGAAATATAATTATCGTGTAAAAGAGTAATAATTGATGTTTGTGATTGCTCAGTATACCTTTTATCACTTACGAAAGTTATATATTTTTGAGATCTTGCATCTGATAATAAAAATCTATGGACCTCTGAGTATTGTGTGGAACGTGGATTGCTATTAAATAATCCACTTATATCGTCTATAGAAAGAACTCTATTTCCCACAGACTCCATGTAATCGGTCAATATTCTGGAATTAAAAACTATTTCATCGGAAATTATTTTTGAATTTAATTCGATAGAATTTTCCGTAACCAAATCAAAATCGTAAACGCAGTTTAAATCTACATATTCCACAATGTCAGTTATAATTTCAAACGAAGATAGGTTTGATTCAACCAGCATTGAATTTTGCTCTTGCTGCCCTAAAGAAGATTCTAACTGATAATCGGAGAATTTTTTAAATCCTAATGTATGATTTAAAGTGCCAACCGCATCCTTCCAGGAATCAAAATCAACTTTAGATTTTAATGAGTATGAAAAATTTTGATAGTAAAAACTGTCTTGAATTTTTTGTAAATTTTCATTCAAAAATCCAGAGTTTGTTTCCCATCCCCTTTCTACTTTAGATAATGAATTTAAAGTTAAGTATGATTCAAAAGAAGTTATTGATGAAGCAATACCCTGAGTATTTGATGATAGACCCTTTACAATTGCATCATTATTGAAATCTTGATTGGATAATACTTTTAATATTTGGGATTTTTTATCCCATTTTTCAACTATACCTAAAGATGAATTTGATTCTACTGTTTCCCCTTCAATATAATCTCCAATTTGCAAGATTGGACTAAAAGTTGGAAAATATTTTTCGGGTATTACTCTTCCAACAGAATTTATAGAATCATATGTACCAGGATACTCTCCATCACTAAGGAATTCAGAAAGATTATAAGTTATGGATCCTATTCCACCTATATTTTGATCTACTGATGTAATAGTAAACAACGCATAATCGTAATTTTCTGAATTATATCCTTTTGCAGTAGAATCTACACCAACACTGATATTTTCGATTAAAACTTTATCATTTACTTCAAATGGGAATGAGTTTATAGTGCTAAACCCAACGGACAATCTAACCGTAACATCCTTAGTTGTTGAATTAAATGAAATTGAATTTATACCAACTCCATTTGAATTTTGTACTGGAATAAATCTTGGAGTAACATTGTTTATACCATATGTATTTTTAAAAATTGTTACTTGAGAATCTCCTAGATTATATCTTAAGTCTACATCAGTAATAATTTGGTTAGTTTTCCCATCAAAAACTAATATATTTGGTGCAGAAGTATATCCTCTACCAAAAGAACTAATTCCAATAGAAGAAAATGAGGCTAGTGGATCAATTTTTAATAATTGTGGTAAAGAAGAACTTGGTTTAACTGTATAATCTGAAGAAAAATCAAATCCAATGTTTTTGATTGTAGTATTTTTAATTTTTCCTATTGAGTTGCTAAATGGTTCCAGAATAGAACCACTACCGCTAGTTGAAACAATAGAAGAAATTCCAGGGAGAGAATAATAATTTCTTCCTTTGTTTGTAATTTCAACTTCAGATATTGCTCCCGTTACGCTTAGTGAATCGGTTTGATATGTAATAGATGAAGATGTAGATACATAAGAATTATTTTCCGGAAGTTTATTTAGTGAATATGTAAATATAGTTGATCCCGCAGAAATTGTATACTTTCCGCTATAAACACTCTTTTCAACATTAATTTTATTATTTGATAAAACCGAAGAATCTACATTGATTTCTTGCTTTTCTATGGGAATATCACTATCAAATAATGGGTCTAATTTATAAAATAAATTTTTTGGAGTATATTCATTGACAAATAAAGTTACTTTTGCATCAGTAGAAACTCCAACAACGCCGCTGGATTTTTGAACCTCAAATGTGGAGCTTTCTGGATTTTTATCGTAAAGTTGAGTAAAGTTTTCATCTAGATAAAAATTCAAATCAAAAGCTGGGTAATTTGTAGATTGTTTAATGTATGATAAAGAAGAATCTGATAAATCAAATATTATAGAAGAATTTTTATATGCATTTAAAGGTGGATTGATTAAAGAAATTTCTCCATTCGAAGTACTTGCTATTCCTACAATTGAAGGATTTGAACTTAATGAGTTATAATAAGTATTTGATAGTTTAAATGAATTATCATCAAATTTTACTACGTAATAAATTTTATTGTTTTCTAAACCCTGCGCTGGAGATGGGGAAGTGTGAATAACTTTATCTCCAGTTTCAAATCCATGATTATCAATTGTTATCAAACTTGTTGAAGTGTTAACTCCACTTGAAATAAAAGTTTTGGCGTTTATTAAAACTTTTCTATGATAATCATTATACTTTAGAGTTACCGTAGTAGAAATTGATGGATTTACATCAATATAAACAGTGTCTCCGTTTTGTAAACCATGTGTTTGTGCTGTAGAAACAGTAACAATATTTTTTGTAATTTTTCCTGATAATTTATCATAATTTGTTTTAAAACTATGATAAATTCCAGTTCCAATACCGGAGAAGAATAATGTAGTAGAATTTCTTTGCGTACTTGCTATTCCAACAAAAGTACCTGTGGTTCCAAGTCCAACTCTAACAGTAGAAATTCCAATTAAGTCATCAGACACTTTAGCAACATAAAGAATTTGTTGATCTGTTAACGTGCTTACTCCTGAAGAGGAATCTATTAAGACTGATAGACCTTTTCCGTCATTTGTTGAATATGTTAGTTGATCTCCAGTATTTAAGTTATGCCCTGGTAAATATATTGTTTTTGTTGGAATAAAGATTTCAGTCAATCCAATTCCTGGATTTGAAAAGAAGATTGTAGTTCCTATTCCAACTCCAGAAGTTGTTCCTAGTCCAACCGATTCTATTGGATTAAAATAAATTTCTTTATTTAACTTATAATTGTATGTGGTAGAAAATTCAGTATTAACTATTAACTTTCTTGGATTCTCATATATTTTAGATCCAACAGTGTGTGCGGACCCTACTGTGCTTTCAATTTCTCTAATAATTCTGATTCTAGAAAGTTTTGCATCTACATTTAAAACTTTAATTTTTTCGGAATTTATTGTAAGAATATCATTTTCTCTGATGTTGGGGTAATTTAAGTTTCCTAATACATTGATATATGTTACAATTCCAGTAACTCCAGTAGTTTTAATTCCTATTGAAGTTGATCCTAATCCAACTAGAGTGAGAGTATTTGTGGATATTCCTGCTGGGTATGAATTGTTGATTTTAAATGTGCTCGTACTCAACCCAGATACTTGAACCAGATCTCCATTTTTAAAATTATGAGGATTTTGTGAAAAAATTGTATAAGATCCGATTTTATTTTCTGGATAAATTTCCACTCCAGTAACGGAACTTGTGGCAACACTAATATTATTGACAGACTTTCCAAATATTTTAGAAATTTTTGCTGAAGCACCAAATCCATTAGTATTTGAATTATCAAAGATAATTTCATCATTTACTTTATAGTTTAAACCTCCCGAAGATATTTTGATACTTTCAACAGATCCGGGTGAAACTGACTTAACTTCTAAAGTTTGATTTAAATTATTTGGTAAAGAAAGGTATTCATAATTAACGTTGCCATTTCTTAAATTATATGGATCTGTATTTCTAATCCAAGAAGTTTTATTTAAATCATAACTATCTTGATTTGAATTTTTGTCGTAGTTAAATTTATTTGGAATTGACTTAAAATTATTTCCTATTAAATATGGGAAAACAGGTCTTCTGTATTGATAAAATGGTCCAGAAGAATCTGAAGATAAATTGTTGATGGTTGCAAAGTATGCATATGTTCCTTTTGGATACTCTGGTGTTATACAAAATCTTCCGTTGTTTTCATCGAGAACCGTTTCATCGTTAGTTTTAAAGTAAGTATAATCTTCTACAAAAAACCCTAAAGGATAAATTGAAGTTGGTGGTCCAGATACTCTTGAAGAATTCATCTTGTATCCGGACTTCATTTGGGTGATCACCCCGCCGAATTTTTTAGAATATCCATATGGACCATAAATTGGATGTCCGTCATATGCCCAACCTATAATTGGAGAATGTTTTTGTTTTATTGCATTAAACTCTTCTACTCCCGCATTATTTTTACTCAGATCCTTTGTTCCATATAAAGTTTTTCCTAAAGAATCTACGGAAAATAAACTCTCTCTTAATTTTCTTGGAGCATAGATATTGCAGTACTGGAGTTCATATTCGTCATTAATACTACTTTCAATAAATCCATCATCAGAAGTAAAAGTATTAAAATTTCGTTCAAATAGATTAACTCTCCAAGTTTGAATATTTGATTTAAATGAACATCCGCTGCCTGGAAAAGAAACTAATATTGAAGTGTTTTTTGAAGAATATCCTTGACCAGGTTCTATTACTTTAACTGACTTTAAACTATTATTTTCAATAATAGGAGTTACAACTGCACCAACACCATCACCAACTATAGTTAAGATGGGGACAGAGTTATAATTTCTACCAGTGCTTAGGACCAAAACCTCAGAAATTCTTCCATTACTAATTACTGGAAGTAATTGGGCATCTTGTCCGGATACTAAAGAAACTTCAGGTTCTTTAACAATATTGATAATATCTGAAGATCCATAACCAACTCCAGAATTCTTTAAATGTACTGAAGTAATTTCTCCTCTAAATACTGGTTGAATTTGTGCCTCAAAAGTCTCAGATCCAATAGAAGAAATGCCAATTTTTCCAGATAAAGTTACAGAAATATTAGGGTAATTAAAGGTATGAGTTCCAACACCTACACTAGTAAAATCTATATATTGATTTGTTCTATAGAAAAAGTCTTTTTCAGTAACTCCTATGCCAATATTTGATAATTTAAAATTATTATCATCTATTTTGGTTAAATAATATTCTGATCCGCTAATTAAACCACCAATAGAAGCACCCTCTGTTGCATACTTTACGATTTCTCCGGATTGATAATCATGGTTGGTGATAGTAACTTGATTTAAAGATGTACTTATTCCGGTAATATCTGTTGTTCTTTTTTTATTTTGATAATTAGAACCACCAGAAACTACGTTGATGGAACCAACTACTGACTTTTTATTATACGATTTAAGGTAATGTATTCCAGATCCATAAGAAGTTAGAGTAATAGTGTTGATTCCAGAAACTGCATCATCAAATGTTTTATGAAGTTTTACTGTATTAGAATCTTTTACTGAAACAAAATAAGTTGAGTTTGTGGTTATACCACCTACAGATTGTTGATATTTTGGATCATATATTACAGTTTCTCCATCTCTAAATTTATGATAAGTGCTAAATCCTATAGTTGAAACCGTCACACCTATTCCAATTTGATTTGATGCGGAATCTGAATTAAAACTTGCATAATAATCTATTAACTTCATATTTACAGAAGCTAAAGCTCCTGATCCATTACCACCAGTAATCTTAACTGTTGGGACATCAACATAGTCAAATCCAGGATCTATAATCTGTATTTCTCTTAATGAACCATTAACAGAAACATATCCAGTAGCTCCTGTTCCAATTCTATCGCTAATTTTTAATTCCGGTGGATTGATGACATCGTAATCCAATCCCGGCGATAAAATATCAATGGAGTTTATTTTTCCATGATAAATTACATCGCTTGATTTGTAGTTTAAAATTTCCACTCCATTGACAAGTATACCATTAAATCCTGGGGAGGTTGGATAGGTTTTTCCATCACTTATTGGATCTTGTATTTCCCTAAGTATTTTTTGTGGTAATACTGTTTTTGAATTAAATTTATAAATTTCTATTTTGTTATCAGAAACACTTTTAGATTCAGTTAATTTGACATACTTAGATTTAGATGAGTCATCCTTATATAATTCAGAATAGTAAATGTCAAATTTACTTTTTGCAAATTTAACTGCGGTTTCGTTAACTCGTTTGATGAAATAAAGTCCTTCATCAAACAAAGAAGACTGTATAGATGTTTGTTGAATTTCAATTCCATCATCACTAAATGATGTTGTAGTAACCTTTTGTGGAGTATAATATACTACATCTCCAGTATAAAAACCGTGATCTTTATTTGATATTACAAATTCATCTCCAATAAAAGTTCCGGAAAAAGTAATAGATCTATCAATTACATTTAATGGTTGGCGATAATATGATGGAATTGAATTAGATGCTACTAAAGTTTTTCCAGAATCCTTATATACATTTTGAACATTTGATGTATATGAAGATAAATTTGAAAATGTATTTGAAATTGGTTTTAGAATATTTCTTTTAATAGTGTAGTTTGTTGATAAAGATAGTTCACCTTGATCTCTAATGGTTATTGAATACTCTGAGTTAATATCAACTACAGTAGAGGACTTCGATGCATTATTACTATCTACAATTGATATAGAATCTCCAATCTTAAGATAGTGGGGAGTTTTCAGGGTTAATCTGTATGTTTTATCGGAGGTATCTATTAAAACTGGACTACCTTGAACTTCGTATCTGGATGAAATATTATAATACCAGTTTTTTGATATAAAGTCTTTTGCAGAAACTCCTAATGTTTTTATCTGTATAGATTCTTTGGGAGATAGATAACGAGTATCACTTCTCACATCTAAACCACTAATAACAGAATTGATCCTGACTTTAATACTTCCATCACTATTTGATGCATAAGTGTTTAATCCAACATTCTCTGCATTATTAATAGATTTTACAATATTTGAACAACCATAAAATTGAGTTAATGATTTGGATGTATATGAAATAACTCCCGCTGTTCCGTCATTATAACTAGCAAAAAGTTGCCCAGAAGTTGGAAATCCTACCGTTGAGTCTACATCAAGAATTGTTGAATTTGGAGATACTTCTCCTATTACTTTAGTTTTTGGGTGAACTAAAAAGTTTCCATAAGTTGCTCCATCAACTACAATATCCCTATTATAACCAGCATCTACACTAAGTTTATAAAAAGTTTTTCCATCTCTAGAAGATATTTTTTCTACTGATGTGATAGGTGCATATGATTTTGTAAAATTATCAAGATATGAATTTTGATATAGTGTTGAGTTTTTAAGTTCTAGAGGATCTCCTGAAATACTTTCAACAACTAAATCATTTGTGATAGTGTATTGTGCATTTGATGGAGTAAGAAGAAAATCTTTAGGTTTAATAATTTTTACTTCTTCGTCATAAAGAGACTTGAAGAGAATTTTAAAAGACTCGTCAGTGCCTTTACTTCCATAAAAATCTTTAGACTGTTTTATAAAAAGATCTTCATTTAAGTCAGAAAATAATTCTCTGTCTTCTAAACCCGGAAGAAGTTGATACTTTGTCTTAAGTAAAAATTGTTTTAAGAATAAGTTACTTAAGTTTAATATCGTTGATCCCTTTTGTTTTATTGATCCATCCGAATTATATTCTGTTCCAATGTGCTCTTCCGCAGAACTGGTAGAAAATACCAATTCTCCAGTGGCAGTTTGATCGTTCAAAGAAGAAATGCCACTAAATCCTCTTATACATCCATTAAATGAAGCAGAATTTGCAGTGGAAGTTTTTGAGGTATATAAAATAATTTCATCATCAATTTTAATTAATCCATAAGAATCCGGAAACCCATTTGTTCCTGTAGGAGAAAATCCTAAATCTACTTCAATTGTAGTATCAACAAAAGATATGTTTGATTTTAAAATGACAGAATCTACAAGATTTGTGGTCTCATTTAATCGAATATATTGATCAATATTTTGAATTAAATCAGTTGGAGCACCTTGAAATTCTTGTGAAAGATAATACTGCTTTAAAAATTCAGAAATTAAAGGAAACTCCTCTCTAACATATGCAGGGAGTTGATTCTGAACAATAGTATTAAATTGAACTCTTTTGTCTGTCATTTTATGATCTTACTAAATTCCCGTTACTGTAGCTGGATGTTACTATGTAATTTGATGCCGAAGGATCTAAACCAGATGAAATTTCATCTATGACCATTTCAAAATTACTCTTACTTATATCTAGTTGCAAATAAAGATCTTGTAATCCTATTACATCATTTGATTTAGGAACTGCAGAAATTTCTATAATTGTTTGTCCATCTTTTATTTTTCCAGATAAGATGTTAATTGGATTTAATGTTATTATTCCATTTTTATAATTAATATTTCCAACATTTCTTCTTAGAATTGTTGGTGAAGATGAATTTACTGTAGGAACAGTAAAAAGAAACAAAGATCCAGTAAGTCTATCTGAATTTGGTATATCAGAAAGATAAACATCTTGTTGAATATCCGCAACTCTAAAAGAAGAGGATCTTATATTATATCCACTCATAGATTTAATATAAAATTCATTACCAAATCCTATTTGATATTCCGCAAAACTATTTAATACCACTCTCAAATCTCTTCTCATTTGAAGAGTTGTTATATTTGAAGTAACTGATTCGTGACTATCATCAATTATCTTCAAAAATTTACTATATTTAAATCTAGCACCGTATTTATTTAATTCTGTAGATTCTGCATACTTATTTGCGTTACTTTGAACGATACTAGAAACGTAAGAAGAACTCGGAGCAAGATTAGTATTATAATAAACTTTTGAATCAGACTCTATATACAAATATTTTAAGTCTAAAATTTCCGGAACTATTCCAGCAACTGCATATTTTTTTAAGTCTCTTTTAATATTTTCTTTTATAAGATTTGGTAAAAAGTCACCAGATCTTGGTTTAATACTTATGAATACTTTTCCATATTGTGGCGGAATCAATTCTTCTCCCCCAAAAACAGATATGGACTCTGTTTCTGGGTAAATTTTTTCTGGGATTAAAGTTTCATAATCATTTGCCGTTACTGCTCTGTTTTGAGAAGAGTATATCCTTGGAGCATATTTTTTAATAGACTCCACAGACTCAATATTTTCTCCTCCCGAGGAAGTCAATCCTGTTGTTAAAAGAGAAATTCCAGAGGTTACTGTATATTCTATTGAATTTCTTGTGTATGATAATGTGCCGGAAAAAGTAAATTGACTTATTCCATTTGCACTATCGCCATTTGAAACAATGTAATTTGCGGTAATATAATTATCTTGATCAAGTTTTTTTCCAAAAATTCCATCGCCAAAAATCAGTTCATATCTTTCATCTTCAATTTCTTGTAAAAAATAAACTTTAGATTCTCTATTAATATCAAATAAACTATCTTGTTTACTATATTTTACTTGTTGGGTTGCTTGTTGACTAGATTTTACAACTACAGAAATTAAATCAGTATCAATTCCGCTATTTGGAAGAATGTATCTTTGATTTGGTTGTCTCGAATCAACAGTAAAATTACTTGTCAGTAAAACACCTTGATAAATTTCAATATCATTAAATGATGCAATACCATCAATGACAGGGACCGTTATGTCATTGAGAATTGAAAATACAAAAGATTGATTTCCAAAAGATCCTGTTGTTGAAGCCACAGAACCTTTTTTTAAAGTAATTGATGTTGGAATTGGTGTTATGTTTGTCGTGTCTATGAAAAAACTAATTGTTGCTCTTGCTGCTTTTCTTGAACGAGGTATGTATCCTATATTTCTTGCAAGTGCAACTACGTTCTCTCTCAAGGTCGCACTATCAATGAAAACTTCATTTGCAACCATATTTGCATTATATGAAGTAATATAGGTATTATATGCCAAAACATCAATAATTGTAGAGAGATTAGATCCCTCAAAATCATAGTCAGTAAAGTTAGAATTAGATTTTAAGTAATCCCTAATTGTTGTTTTAACCTGATCGAAATCTAGGTTAGAAAAATTGACTAACGGCATTTTACCTAGTTGGTTGCAAAACAAATTGTAACTGTTGTGCAGGAACATCTGCACCTATTATATTGTATATAAGTACCACATCAAAACTACCATTATCATAGTCTGGATATGCTTGGACATCAATCAATTGAACTCTAGTCTCATAGTTTATAATTGATTGACGTATTTCATCGACTATAATTGATGCTGAGATATTATCTACATTTTCAAAAATAGTTCTAGAAATCTTAGATCCAAAATTTTCATTGAAAAATTTTTCTCCAGGGAGAGTAAAAACAATATTACGTATTGAACGTGCAATAGCACTTTCATTTTTTAACGCAATAAGATCGTTATTCAGGGGATTCGCCTGAAATGTCATACTAATGTCTTTAAATCCCTGACTTACTCTCTCTAGAGGCATTGAATATGATAATTCTATCTTATTTATTCGGGATTTTTTGATTCATAAAGTGGTTCTGTGCCATATTCCCAGTCATCATAGTCATTATCATTGCGAATTTGAGCATGAATTTCATTTTGATGGAAAAAATCATGCTTTTTGGGCGTTAAATCGTCATTTGCAATCTCACGAAGCATTTTTTGATTGTCAATTTTTGCTTCCCAACCGTACTCCGAAGACAAATATTGAGTTCCCCATTCACTTCTCATAAAATTTTTGTCTTTATCAACTTGTTTGGTCATTTTTTAGCTCCTGATCTGTTAAATCAGAACTTTTTACGGGGTTGCTATCCCACTTCTAATTATATCATAGTCATCTTCGAGAATTTCCTTCAAATATTCTTCATCCCACATCTTATAATAATCAGTTTTTGCTAATTTTTCGCGAAATTTACGCAGTTTATCAGTTGGTTGTCCCAAAATCAAGTTATATTTTCCATTATTGGTCTGAACCCCATTAATATAAGTATCATATAAACCACAATCTTCAAAAAATTTCCAATTCTTATGCATTGAATTGTGATGATCAACCCAAAAGTTAATGGAATTTAGGTCTAGATAGTCTTCAACGATAAAAATAATTACCTCATACCCTTCAATAGGATATATTTCTTCTACTGAACATTCTACAATTTTAAATTTAGACTTTGCTGCAAATGGACAAATTGCAAATCCATTTAGTTCGGGTCTTAATTCTGAAACTTTCTTGATCCAATTGAGAATGTAAAGTTCTTTTTCTGAAAACATAAAAAAAGAGTGCTTATTTTTATTTAAGCACTCTAAAAAAATTTATTTACCTTGTCCCCTATACTTTTTTTTACGTCCATTACGAGAAGTTGCACTGAGTAAAGTGCGAGGAGAACGACCCTGACGAGTCTTCTTTGGAGCTCCAGGTTCAAAAATTACCTTACTAGATCCACCCTTTGCCATACATTACCTCCATCAAATAATACGAGTTTTCTCATGTCCTACACGAATTCGAGGATCACACCAGATCTCAAATCCTGCTTCTTTTGCATCAAGACAGAATGATACATCCTCTCCACACATATCTTGAACATTACCAGACTCAAAGACTTGCATCTTTGGAGCAAACCAGGGATATTCAAGATTTTCAAAAACACCATTCTTAATCATAACCCACCCAAAACCTGTGTAATCTACAGTGAATGGCTTACGACGCTTGCTGATTGATTCCACAGTTTCGTGATTCATAACTCCACCATTTTTGCGGAAATCATCTTCTTCTAACCAATGTGCGACAGAGGTTGTGTGACCATCTTCTGTTGCATACCATCCAGCAGTAATCTCACGCTCAGTACCATCTTCACTCAAAGAAAGATCACAGAGTTGCCAGAATTTGTTAGAATCAAAGACAATATCCGAGTCAATCCAAAGTTGATAATCATATTGAAGTTTTCCATCCCAAGGAACTTGCTTTGGTCCACGAAGAACATTTGCACCTAAACACTTACAACGTGCAAAGTTAACCATTGATGAGTAATCTTGACTAATTTGAATACTCATTCCATTTTGTACAAGATCAAAACAAAGTTGTACAAATGCCTTTAGAAAAATAAAAGAACATCCTCTTCCAGGTAAACAGAAGACAATACTCTTACCTTTCATTCGTTCTTTAATCGCATCATAATCCCATTCCCCTTCTTTGGGTTTGGGTGCTGCTGCTTTTACAGTAAATCCTTTTGCCATAAGTTAAATCAACCTTCAGATCAATTTTATCGTCCTATTTAGTATTTGTCAATATGATGAGTTTAGTGATATAAGTTTATTGACAAATACTTCCTCATATTGTAAATCTTTTGTTGAAATATTCGAACCTAATAGCTCAACCATTTTGTGCAACATATCCCAGGTTTCATAGAATTTGTTTTCTGGAAGATTGTGATATATGCACCGATCCTTTGCATATATGTGATATAATTTTTCGATGTTTTTCATAAAATTTTTCCGGGAAATTTTTTATTTCGTCACCGATTTATATATCATTGCTATAAGAATTCCAAGAGGGACTCCGATAATTTTAAACATTTTTCCAGGATAGCGAATTATCCATCCCACTAAGACAACCTTCCAGAAGTTCCAATAAGGTTTACTTCTTCTTTCTCTTACGCGCACCATTTGCCTTTGCTTGGGTCTTACAATTTTTACAGCGTTTATCTGGTCTTGATTTGCCGTTTTTATGAATCCATTTTGTAAACATTTTTTTCTCCGGAATTTTTTGAATGAGAGATAAATCGAGGTCGGTGTACGGAGTTGTTATAGATTAGGGTAGTGGAGCGTTTTTATAACCGCAACGCCCGATATAAACAATAACAAACAACATAAAATCGCTGCTATAACGAATAAAGAACTGACAACGAATAAGTATTATTATTCGTCATTCTTTATATTAACTACCACCAATTCTTAGTGTATTCTAATACATCAGCACAGTTCTTTATACTCACAACGAACAATCAGCACGATATAATTATATCTCCACGTAGTTCTTTATAGTAACTGCCAGCACATTGTTGAGTTTATATCAACAACTGACACGAAGAATGTATAAAGAACAACGCAAAGTATAATTATATCACACGAACATCTACACGAAGAGATAATAAACTCACTGATGTATAAGAATTACCAAGGCACTGAGAGATCTTCTACATAACTCTTGACCGATTCATTATGCTCAAGGTCAAAGAGTTTCTTCCAATCAATCTGATGAGGATCGAAATCACCGAGAACGTCAAGTTCTAACGTGATACGATACTTATTCTTTTGTGCTAGGAGATACGAACTAGACATAAGAAGTGAAGAAGAACTGAACGACTGTTGTAAGTGTAGCAGAACTTATATCCCCCGTCAACCCCACTCTTATACGACTCACGAAACTGATAAGAATTCACTAAGTTCCTGTGAACTTAATACACAAGACTTGGTGAATATTTATACGCATGTGCAGAATACACGAATACTTTTCATTAGGATTTGATGACTTTTCGATACTCTGCAAAGTCTTATACGAACATTATCTAATCACGAATGAACTTTTATATCAATACTTAGAGAATATGTATTGTTTATCTTCTATACGAACATTATCTAATCACGAATGAACTTTGAGTTCTTATTGAGAATAGGTGCTTTATATGAAATTCTATACGAACATTATCTAATCACGAATGAATTTCTCAGTGATATTATCTTTGATTCTCAATAAGAGATTCTATTACATTCATTCTCTAATAACGAATGAACTTTGTGTGTTCTGATTGTTATATTCTATCAGGTCTTATAGTAATTGTCAATCAGTGTCTTATAGAAACACTCCCTTCGGTCGTGTTGTCCTTCGGACGGTCTTTAAGTTCTTGTTGATATTATCTCTCTTTAACAGCAACAAACCTACTCTAGCAACATTATGAGCACTTGTCAACTAGGAGATTTTATGATAGAATAAAAGAGTTCTGATAGAACCTTGATAACTGAATTATAGGGTGTAAGACCTAAGAGTGTCTATAAGTGCCTTGTAGGGGCATATAGAAGTGTCTGAGAGTGTTTTATATGTAGGGAGAGTATGCTATGTGGACTTATATGATATAACGGAAGTGTGATATTGTTATAATGTGAGGTGTGGGGGTTTTTTATGTGTCCTGGGGGTGCTTGACAAAATCTCCAAGTGCTGATAGACTGCGGGCCAAGATCACAAGACTCTGAGGCATTTATAAGCATTTATAAGCATTTATGAGCATTTATAAGCATTTATAAGCATTTATGAGCATTTATGAGCATTTATAAGATCACAAGACCTGAGCACATTTATAGACACTTAAAAGACTTAAGATTCATAAGTTTTCCACAGTTTATTATACTTTTTCCACAGTTATTGTGGAAAAGATAAAACACTCATATATCTTTTTTAATACATTTTTAATATAACAATATCATTATATCTTTAATCAATCAATACCAAAGTTATTGACAATCAAATCTTCAAGAGTATTCATTTCAATAGGATTTAAGTTCAACACATACTCTTCAATCACCTTTTCGATGAGTGAATAGTTGTTTGCATAAAGTTCCTCATAGAGAGCATCAATCAGTTGTGCTTCTTGTTTCATTTCAGTGCATTGAGAATAATAAGAAGTTCATTACCATCTTGTGCTTTAGATAGTAATTGATGTTTTTCTTTCTTTTTCTTCTTCATTGAATCTCCTTTACAGTGATAGAAACATATTCATAATCCCACTTTTCCTTTATATCCTCTGCATACTGTTCTGCTTGTGATTTTCGATCAAACAGTTGTAATGACTTAACATCACATTCATACTCATTAACTCCACCAATAACAGTGTATGTATATTGTGTCATTTTAGAACGTGTCGATAATCAATGGATTTAATGCACCAACCTGTAGCACAAGTAATCTCTTCAATTAAATCATCTTCATCATCTGCTTCCCAGATTTGACCAATAACCTCATCATAAATCTCATCTTGTGTTTCTTGATCTAATGCTTCTTCATCAAGATCATCAGTGAAATCGAATTCAATTTCAGTAACTTGAAAAATCATTTTACTTGTTGAAGTTTGTGAATTGCAGTGCAGATGTTAGTTGTAATGACTTGTGGTTGGTGATTTACATTACAAACAACATAAACTGGTTGATGAGTGATAATGTCGAAGGTGTACTTAATCATCAAACAAACTCCGCGAGAAAATAATCAACAGTGATTTCTAATGCAGCAGCAAGTTCTTCGATTGTTGCATCTTCTGCATCTTCATGATCTGTAAAAAGATCAAGTGTAGAATCGTTCATCAGTAAGAAGTGTAAAGATTAAGAATTTGACTCCATTCTGCATCAGTTAAATCTTCAGTGCAGAGTTGTTCTGTGATGAAATCATAAATCATCTCAAGATCAGGTTGCATTTCATCAATAAACTGCGGAAGAGATTCTAGAACTTCAGTGAATGTCATTTTGTTTTGAGAAAAAAAGAACTAATCGACCAGTGCGATTCTTACATCCTCGGTAATACCATTCTTATCATTCGTCACCTTAATGTAAACAATACCAGCATCAATCAATGGTTGAAGTGCTCGCATACGTTGCGACCAGTTATTCACTTCATCACCATTCTCAAGAGTCAGTAGAATCTCTTTTTGTGCTTTAGTAAGTTTCATCATTGATTGAGTGTAGAGAAAATCAAACAGAAGCAAGTGCAGATTGATCTTGCTTGGGAGTTTTAATTACTTTGCACCAAGCAGATTTGCGATAAGAACCAGATTGCGAGTGAAGAATAGTTTTGTCAGATTGAATCTCATTCACAAGAGCAATCATTTGAATAAAGAATTGACGTTCCATCCGTTGAGCAGTGGTCATTTCCTCATCCTTGAACTCCGTTCATCATAGCATGGGGGCAGGGTGCCCCGTAGTTCGCCCTGATACACTTTGGGTTCTTCTACCTATCAGCATCCCTTATCGCTATGCTGGACTCACCTTGAGACTATGATTCTTTATCCCAATGATGTTTCCAATCATAATCCTCATAATATCCACTCTTTACAATGTCATCATAAACAGTGGGAAGATTATGAATCTTTGATTTATCCCTATTTCGAAGTTCTACCTCATTATCGTGAAGTAAAGTTTCAAGTTGCTTGATTTCATTAAATGTCTTTGGTCGGCGGTATGGGTAATAATCAGAATCATTACCTTTGCGTTGTGTTTTAGACATTGGTTTTTTCCCCTTTGTTAATTTAGGTCAGAGTTGGGAAAGAATGCTTTTGAGATTCTCTAGATGTTCTTTCTTCTCATCATACTCTTCACTCAAATCATCAACAGAATTATCTTCATAATTTGTCTCCTCTCGAATCTGCCAAGACAGGTCTTCCAAATCACCTTCAATTTGATTGATGAGAAATTTGATTGTTTCAGTTTTAGTCATTTTTGAGAGTGTGGTGTGAAGTGATTAAAAAACTAGAGTTGAGACAGTATCCACATCATCGCAGATACTTCTTGTTTTGTATTCCATCCACTTACATCTTCAGTCATATGTCCATTCGGTCGGAAGATTGCAACTTCATATGTCTCATCATCAACATTTCCATATAATCCACAACCAGCAGGTCCAGAAACTACTGAAATCTCCCAATCATTGGAAAACTTATACCTTGCACCAATCGCACCAGGAATACCATTTAGATGCGGGACAAATGTAAGTTGGTCAAACATTGGAAAAAAAGAATAAAGAACTCAGTTGAACAGTTTTGCACAAATAGGACCAATTCCCATTTGCACAGAGAGAGGATCGTTCAGTGTGCGACCACAAATAGAGCAAGATCCAGATTCGTGACCATAAATCTTCGCCAGTTGCAAAAGATTCTCATTTGCATCCTCCAGAAGATTCTTTACATCCTCACTGACATTACCAATCAACTCACCATTTTGAGTAATCTTAGCAACATATTGGTTGTTTTCATAGACATAAACACAACCGATATTTGCACCTCGATTTACAGTGGAAAGAGTAATACCAGGCAGTCGCACTTGAAACTTAGTCTTGCGATTCTTACCTGCATCATACATTTTCTTGACCACATTCATATACTCACCATCCTCAACAGGAGTTTGAGAATCAATGACACCTTGAGTTGCAAGATAGTGCATCCAAGCAATTTGCTTTTCACTCACTTTCTTCTTCTCAACCAGATTCATTGCGAAATCATTATAGTTCAGTTTATTTACAATATATTCCTTTGCATCTTGCAGATTATCAAACTTACTCTCAAAGTTAATCTCTTGACCTTGCTTTTCAACAGTGAAAGAAGTCATTTCTAAAAAGAATAAACAATGGGACTCGGGGCGGGACGGTGAGACCCGCTCCCTCCACCCTCTTAATCTACCATAAAAAAGTGCCAGTGCCCGTTTAGTGTGCCACCAGTACAAGTGGCACACAGCATCAGCGACTCACCTTGAGATCAGAAGTTTTTGTTGAAGACATAACCATTCACATAGGAATAGTCATAATGAAGTTGGCGATCGAAAGTTGCTTGCCAATCAACTTCAACAAAGTCAGGGATTTCATAACCCATGTCATCGCAGAACTGTTCCGCAAACTCTGCTTCACTCGAATACTCACCTTGGTAAGAATCGGTGAAGGAGGAAACACAATCAAGTCCAAACTCTTCAACAAAAGCATCGACTGCTGCGTAAGAATAATCTTCACCAGCAGTCACATACTCTTCATAATAGTCGCGGAAGTCTTCTTCTGAATTTTGATCAATAAACTCAAGGATGTCTTCCAGAGCATAATTATTCTCAAGAAGTTCATCAATTTTATCAACAGTCTCGGTGCCGTAGATTTCTTTGTAGTTCACAGTGAAAGTAACAGACATGATCAAAAAGAAAGTAAAGTGAGTGAAAGAATGAAACTGAGGATTTAGACTTGACTCAGTTTCACAAGGCGATTTCGAATATCAAAGATTTCCATCTCATCCATATCAATAGAATCCAAATCTACAGGAGCAAACTCCTCAAGATTTACATTCCCATTGGAATAAATGGGAGCATAATAGAGTTCATCACCATCCTCTTGCGAAAGAGTATAAACACAACCGTGATCGGGATAAGTGAGAAAAAGCATCGTTGATTGATGAACTCCGTTCATCATAGCAGGGACAGTGGACGTTTGGGGAGTGTATTGTGCCACAAGAATTAGTGGCACATTAGTTCTCACTCCCCAAGCAATTCAGGGTAGTATTCAGTAATTTCACTAATCAGTTCTTCATCACTATAAGAACTGAGGTTTTCTTCCATTTGATCACCAACAATTCGCATCAAATCTTTGGTGCTCATATTATCAAGAATACGATCAACGTATGCTTCAGTCAGTTGGTCGCGGTTCATTTTAGTGCTCATTTACGATAATCAATAAACAGGTTGAGAGGAGATTTCTTTCCACTCTCGCGGAAAAATCTCATTAGCAATCTTATCATTGAGTTTTACACTGTTAATAGGTTTGATGTTGCTTCTGCGTTGAAACTTATCAACAGTGCCATCCTTAAACTCAACTCTAATGTTGTAGAGCATAATCAGTTAAAGGCGACTTGAAAGAACAGAGAATCAATCAGGCGATTGCTATTCAGTTGTACCCAACGATAAACTTTGGGAGTTTCAGTTACAATCGCGCCGATAAAATCAATTACATTCACAACAAAGCGAATAAAATTGACTTGCGTTGCTTCACCATTATCTTCCCACCACAGTTGCAGTGCAGTCCACACATAGGAAACAACACCAACAACAATAGCAGCAAAAGTTGCGGCAGTTTTAATCCCATTTTGACCAAATTGGACATAATCGAACTCTTTGAGTTTCTTGTTGCTAAACTCAACAAGAGCATCGACAGGGGGGAAAGAATTAGTCAGTTCCATTTTGTAGAGAATAAGGAAGGTAAGTAGTGAGTGTCTGGATTTCTATAAAGAACATTCCAGACCAGAGACCCGACAGTGCGAAACTGACGGACCTCCCTCACCACCCTCTTAATATAGCACCCTTTGGGCGCTGTGCTCTTTTAGTGTGCCACAAGAACAAGTGGTACACAGTATAAGAGACTCACCTTGAGATGATGTCTGTTAGTAAGAATATGCAGAACTTACATAATCATCATATGCTGCCTCTGCATATCCTTCGTTGATTCCATCAAGGATTTCATCATTAGAAGGAAGTTCTTTATCGACTTGATTCCAATAATAAAGAATAGTCTCCAATGAGAGTTTACCATCAAGTTCCCACTCATAATCGTAAGTAGGATAGAGTGGGTCTACTGGATTATTTGTATGTTCTGCTTTGATACTTTTTGCCTCATCCAAAACATTAAGATAATCAAAAAAATCTTGAGGGAGATTATCCCATTCTTCTTGAGTTTCGGGATAGTTGATGACTTGACGATTCATAATCTTTAGTGTCAAAGAGTTTCTTGATTATTGTCAGGGAGAAATTGATTAAACTTCTCAATCAAGGGTTCTGTTTTACTATGACCCCTGAACCATTCTTGGTCTTCAAGAATAAAAAGTCCTTGAAGAATAGTGTTTATTTCCTCTTGTGTGAGTTGAACATCAAACATTTTGATTCTCCATAATAGGATGATTCTAACACATCACACAAATGATTGTGAGAGTGCATATTTCACAAGTTCTTCACGGTCATTCTTATAGTGAAGCAGAAGTTCAATCACACTACACATATCATCTTCATCAACATCACGTTCATTACTCACATTTGCAACTGCCCGAAAGATTTGTGCAATCTCAAAATCACTCTCAAACAAATACTGACGGTCATTATCAATCGAAATGTAATCGTCGATTGCATCTTGTGTAAGAGTGAGTGGAACATCACTATTCAACACACCCAGAGTTGCAAGACGTTCGAGTGCCCCTACCACCCACAAAACTTTGCAGTCATCAACAGAGAAATTAGTAGTCATAATCGTAGGGAGAAAAGAATAAAGTAAAAAAGGGGTGAGATTAACTCACACCCCGCAGAGTTGTTTAGTCACAGAACCCGATGCTTGACGGTTTAGAGATACACCAGCACCGACGTTTGCACCAGAATAAGCACCAGCACCACTTGCACCATTCATACGTTTTGCACGTCCAAATCGCATCGTGGAGAGTTTCTTATCAACTGCCTCTGCATCATCATGAACTCGGTTCTCTTCCTTTTTCATTTCACGCAGACGGTCTGCAACTTTTTCTGCAAATGCCTTGCGGAAGTTCAACTTGAAGGAACGGGAAACAGAAGTGCCCAGAGTTTCAGCAAGAACTTTCTCTGCTTTATGTGCAACTTCTGCTTCTTTCTCCATCACCTGCACCAGGTAATCATAATAGAGTCGCACTTGAATTTGTTGTGCTTCACTACCAATGACTTGAAGTGATTTAGTATCACCATTCTTCAGGTATGCTTTAGCATCATAGAAGTTTGCGACAGCATTAAGCAGCAGAGAGAGTGCAGCATTAACTCTCTTGAATGAAGAAAACTCTTCATCATAAACTTGAGTTTCTGTTGCCTCATCGACGGTGATTCCATACTGTTTGCACAGTTTATCAATCATCTGTGCAGCAGCAGATGCCTCACCCTCAAAGTCAGTTCCATTCTGCAGTTTGAGAATAGACTGGATTTTAGCAATAACTTGCTGACGGTCCATGAAAGAATAAAGAATGGGACTTGGGTGGGACTTACTCCCTCCACCCTTTAAGAATACCACATTTTGGGGTCTGTGCTCATTTAGTGTGCCACTAGAACAAGTGGCACATCGCACTAAGGAATAAAGGTCTTTTCTGTGATTACATCAAAATCATCAGTCATCTTCACATAATTCCAGAGAGTATCAGTTTCATCATCCACATTTTCCTGATAGCAGTGTATGAAACCTTCCGAATCTTGTTTCACATAACAACCATCATAATCTTCATCATCATAAACATAACCAGATGCAATGAGTCCTTCAATAAAAGTCATTTGATGTCAAAAATGTCGAAAACTTCACGTTGAGATTGAGTGAATAGAGTATCCTCTGGAGGATAGTTATGAACTTCTTTTTGCAAATCTTTATACACAAAAAGCATATCACGAAGAGCATTAAGTTGCTTCTCGTTGAGCAGTTCTTCAACCATCAGGACTTTATCAAGCATAGTTTTCATTTAGTAGAAATAATGTCTGCGACAGTATAAAGTGTGTTTGCTGTAAGATTCCTCACACCTGGAGAACAAATAAAAGCAACAATGAAACAAAAGAGAATCAATCGCATTTTATTTGGTTTCTTGAATGTAAGTGTTTTTGCCATTCACACAGGAGTATATTGTTGCCATTCTGCTACACGCACAAAAGCATTATACTTTGCAGTTTCATCTGCATCATAGATAAATGCCCGTGCAATATCTTCCCAAGAGATTACACCATCTTCTGCAAGTTGCACCATATTTGCACCAGCAGCAGATTGACCACCAGCACAAACAAAATGGTCTTCAATCCACTGTCGGGCAAAACTATTAGGAACTAGGGATGCTTCAGTCATTTAGTCTCCTTTGCTTGTGTCTCTGTATTATAGGGCATCTGCTGCCCCTGCGGGAGTTTATTGTGTCACAAGAACAAGTGGCACAAGGGCATCAAGAATCAAGCATAATCATCGTAATCATAATCACTCTCCATCACTTCCCAATCTAAATCACGAGACCGAATGTATTTCAATAGTTCAACATCATCAGTTGGCAGTGTTTCATCCTCTTCCAACTCAAAGGTGGAACTACACAATGCAGGTCCATATTCTGGTGGGTCATAATAACTTCCAGTATAGGTGAGGACTACATCTTCTACAACAGCAGTGACTGTTACATATGTTCCGTCGAAGGAAATACTTTCGATTGAGGTGATAGACATAATCAAACTACCAGATAAGGAATGTCTTTAGAAATAAAACCAGGAACTTCATTCACACTAATGCGAAGTTCTGTTCCATCATCAAAGAATACATTATCCTCATAGTTATACACAAGGATTTCATTATCCAGTTGATTATCTGTGAAAGATTGAAGTTTAGAAAGAAGTTCCCTATAAGTCATAATCAATCATCCAACCAGTTTTTAATACCAAAGTCAGCAGGATTTGCACCGACATCTTCAATCATCGAAGCAACATCACTCTCATCATAATAACGACCTATTTCTTCAATCAGTTCTTCATCCAGAGAACAATTGCGTCGAATGTTAATCTCAATCTGATCCATCGCAAATTCAATCAAACTATCCATGTCCATACCATCAACAAGCGATTCACAGTATTTTGCGAGCAGTTGATCGTATTGGTCTTGAGTGAGTGTCATAATCAATCAGTTGGTTTCCTTTGCTTGTGTTTTGGTATTATAGGGCATCCAGTGCCCCCGTGCTCTTTTACTGTGCCACTAGAACAAGTGGCACATCACCTATCAAACTCCTCTAGGAACTCATCTATCTTTTTAATCTTTGCGGTGTAATCTGCTATGAGGTCGTAGTGAGGATAGTTAATATACTCTGGTCGTTGCATACAATCAAGCAGATGTTGCTTAACTGATTTTTGGATTTCACATTCGATTTGTATTCCAGTCATCACCAAGTCCCCCGTTGAATATGAATGTTGCGAATTTGTTGATAAATGAACTTTTTCAGTTTCTCATCATCAGTTGCATCAAATGCAGTATAAAGACGACCCAAATACTCATCTTGCGTGTTGACTTTAACTACCTTAGCATTGGTTACACCAATCTCACGCAGAGGTGAACCTGCCTTTACTTTTGCTTTACCAAAATTTCCAGAAACAACACCTTGAGTGCGGAGTTTGGGTTTGATTTTAGAAAGATTGGAAGTAGTCATAATCAAGCAGCAAGAACAAGGTTAGCAACACGTTTCTCAGGCACTACATCCTGCAACCTATCATAAACACGTTGGAACTGTGCCCCCATATTCATATAGTAGGCAGCAAGGTGTTTATTATCTGCATCGTAGAGTGCATCTTCTTTTTCTTCAAGAGCAGAGATAATATCTAGAATCTGCCCTGATGTAAATGAAATGGTAGTCATTTGTTGTAATAGAAATTGCGAACTTCTTCGTTCAGTTTAACTGCAACCTTTTCAAGACTTTCTGCACGTTGCATCCAATAATCTTTATTATCAACACTATCATCAGCAAGTTGCTTCATATAAGCAACAGAATGAAATGCAGCAGCAAGAAGATCACTTTCCTCATCATAAGTAAAATTAGGAATGAGAGTGGTTTGCATAGTCTCCTTTGCTTGTGTCTCTGTATTATAGGGCATCTGGGGGGTCTGCGGGACTTTACTGTGCCACCGCTACAAGTGGCACAGTCTCACAGTAGTCTCAAGTGATTTGTAAATTATGTAGCAGAGAGTTCCCCTTTCACGAAGACAGCATTAACAACATTCTGGAGTTGATTGGCAATCTTATCACCATAGTTGTTGCTCACAGGAACAACAATCTTGCCAAAGGACTTCTTGTAGAACTGGTAATTACCCGCTGCAATCTTACCTTCCTGAATTGCTTTACGGTCATCGCGGTGCATACGCACAACTCGACCAATCGTTTGGCACATTTCAATCCACGGCAGATTGCGAAGCATAATACAATGCGTCAAACCGTGAACATTGATACCCTCACTGAGAATAGAGTAATGAAACACGATCATCTTTTGGTCAGGGTCATTTCCATATTCATTCATCAACTCAAAGAACTTCTCACGGGAGACTTTCTTTTTGTTTACATAAGCACCGTGTTTTGCAGTGATATGAAACACAGCAAATCCCATTGCTTCGAGTTCATTGAGCAAATCACTCTCCGCAAACATATTCCAAATGACTTTGGTGCTAGGAGAAGCAACAAGAACTTTGGGGGTTACATCATCCTCAATATCATTGAGAATACCAAGGATATTCTCTGCATCGACAAAGTGTGCGTTCTCCTTTGTGCGGATAGACTCTGCCTCATAAGAGATCACTTGAGGAGGAATGATACTACCAGCAGCAATCAGTTCTGTGGCAGGGACAGAAATAATCTTCTGTCCATACACAACAGTATTATTCATCGACTGTTGAGAGTTATCAATTTTGGGAGTTGCAGTGAAGAAATAAGCGTTATCTGCGTTCTGCGAAGTGTGAGCAATACCCACAAAGTTCGACTTCTTCACACAATGGTGCGCCTCATCAAAATATACAACATTCACCTCAATTTGAGATTCGTTGATGCGATGAATAGAATTGTAAGTGGTGAAGATAAAGTGATGAGAACCCGATGCGATTACTTCCTGATTGCGTTGTTGAATCGCATAGGGTTTGGTCGTAGAGAAGTTATGAGTTTCTCCACTGTGAACTTCGGTATATTGAATATCAAAGTCTTTCAGGTATTCCTCAAACTCTGCACAGAGTTGATTGGTGAGAAGAATACGCGGAGAGACTACAACTACAGTCATAGGTTGTTGTGCAGAAAGGATGCGGTCCTTTGCATCCTGCATCATCACAACCGATTTACCACCACCAGTGGGAATATAGCAACAACCTTTACTGTGCTGCTTGATTGCATCAATCGCACGTTGCTGGTAGGGATAAAACTGCATAGTAAGAAATTAAAAATTAAAAAACCTTCAGGATATAATCAATCAAACTTCATCTCTCATTTCACTAAGTTTCTCATACATAGCATTGAGATCAGTACCAACACGCTCACTCACAAACTCCCAATCGTCGTGAAATTCAATCAAAGAGAGGAGAGCATCAATCTCCTCAAAAGTTAGGGAAGTTAGTGTCATTTTTCCTTGTGAACTCCGTTAATCATAGCAGGTCCATAGCACCTACGCAAAAATAGTGTGCCACTAAAAGAAGTGGCACACCATATATCAAATAAAGAACTAAAAATCAAAAATCAACAGGTTCCAGAGTCGGTTGAGCACTATTCACAACAGCAACTGCAGCATCATAAGCATCCAGTGCTTCCACAATCTCAACAGAAGACTCTGCTTTATCCAGACTAGAAATCAGTTGAGCAGCAGCAGGGTTGGTGTCAACGAGTTCAGCAGCAAGAGCAATCAGTTTGGTGGACATAATAAAGAATTCAAGTGAATGTTTGGGAAGGTTAATTCCCAATGGAGAATACCAGAGTCGAACTGGTGATTGATGCTTGCAAAGCACCTGTTTTACCACTAAACTAATTCCCCAATGCCATGAGGTTGTGAATCTAAATCAACTACTCTTAATAAATGCCCCACTGCTTTTATTAAGAGTAGTTGAACCACGGCAAATGTGTAACTTTAGGGCAAACACATTCCCATAATAATTAAAAACTTAGACCATTTTCAAGGACAAACTCATCATCGGGAAGTTCAATTTCACTCAACATTTCAACATAGTCTTCATAATCAATACCAAGATAGTTCTCAGCAAAAGATTGATAATCGTCGTGAAGCATCAGTTCATTGCAATACATTAGAACCTCCTTTGACTTGATGAACATATCATAGCACCTGATCCGTGGTTTGGGAAGTGCTGTGTGCCACTCATTCAGGTGGCACAGTCTCTTGAGTCTTATTTAGTCTTCTGCTTTTGCGCGACCCTTACTTACAAGACCTTCGGCATAGAAATACTTTACACGCTCACGTCGTGCTTGAAGAAGCATTTCATATTCTTCCTTTTGTGATTTGGTAAATGCAAAATCTTGTCGTCTCCAAGTATCACGAAGTTCTTGAAGATGCGGAAGAACATTAACAGTATCAGTTTCAGGCATTTTCAGTTTCCGTGGTAGTTTCTTGATTCAGTTTAGTATTCACGCGAACATTGTAAGGAGAATTGAAGAAGCGACGGAAAGAAGTGACAACAATAAGAAGCGTCGAAGCAACACCAACAAAACCAAGGAATGTGACAGCATCGCCGCTGAACGTGTAAGTGTCGGGAGTCATAGAAATCTCAAGAACAAATGTAGTATAGCAGAGCACCAGGCGGTCCGCAAGTGCCCTTGTGCCAGTTTGGCGACTGACCTTCAATCAGTCATTATAGCAAACCTCATCAACATTCATTGACTGTAGTGCAGAATAAAAAGAACGTCGCTCACCCTTCCATCGAATCACATCTACAACATATTCAGTCATTCGTTGACGAGCACATTTTGCCAGATTAAAACGGTCGAGAACACTAAGATAGTTTTTAGGTTCATACTCAATTTCATAAATACCGAAATCAAGATAAACTGGATTCTTCATTTTGTTTTTGAGTGTTTTTACAGTATAGCAGGCACTCAAGCAATCTCAAGTGCCCTTGTGCCAGTTCTCAAACCGTCATACCATCACCAGTTGAGGAGCACGTTTGACCTTCACAAATCCAAATCCATCCCAAGAAACACTATAGTCAGGGATTCGGGATTCTTCATCAACAACTTCCCAGGTCTCGTGATCAATCTTCACAACCACATAACCAAGGACTTCACCAACATTCCACATACTCATACCCCATTTAGTTGCGGCACGTTGAGTAGAATGATAGGTTGGTTCATTCCAGAAACCGTGCTCACTCTCACCAAAAAGAATAGTCAGGAAACGGGACATCAGGGGTCGTCTCATCAACAAAGGTACTATATCCCATCAGGTCGGTCAACACAAGTGGTCTTGTGCCAGTTCCTGAAGTGTCCCTACTTACTCATAAGTCTATTGAGTCTTTGTCTTTTTGCTGCTTGTTGTGCTCTTGCTTCAGCACCAAGTTCTCCGTGAACGTGTCTTATTTGCTGTCCCTTTTGAGTTGCTTGTCTCCTTGCAATCAATTGATTATAAAGATTTGGTTGCATAACAGGAGTTTGTTCTGTTTGCAACTCTCTTTTAATTTCTTTCTTTAAATTCTCTCTTTCTGCTTCTTTTTGCCTTTTTCTTCTTTGAGATTCTTGATAAGCAGCAACCTTTTCTTTATGTGCCGCCATTTGTTTCAACTGTCTTTGTCGAAGTTGTTGTCTTCTTTGAGTAAGTCTGTCAACATCTTCGCTGAATTGTTGAAACGTTTTCATTGCACCTTGACTTTTTAGATATTTAGTTATTCAAACTCTCCTGTTCGGTTGTTCTTTGTCTGTATCATTGGTAGAGTAGGATTATCAGATATAACCTCTACATATACTTTTGTTTCATCATTCCAGTGCTTGATTACACCAGCGCATATGAAGATATTAGTAATCAAATAAGTAAAGAACATAAAGGTTCTTACTACTGCAACTTTATCTGATGTCTTATTACAAGATGATGCTTTCTCACCAAGAGATTTGCTCCAAATATACCATAAGTTCTTTGGTTTCTTCATTTGGTTGATGCTTTGGGAATTGTAATTTGTTTATAATACTCTCTAAAAACCAACAGTCTTGGAGAATTTCTATTTGCTTGTGCTGGAAGTTGTATTACAATGTGTTCATCGCATACAAAATCAACCACACCATACATTCCTTTGTAAATGACTGCTGTTCCCTCTGCAAAT